CAAACCCAATCTACATCATGTGAAAGTCTTGGCATTGATTCGAAAAATTCTCTGATGCTATTAAACTGTTTTGAACTAAGGGATTCAATAAAATCATTTAATTCTTTTTTAGAATGATCTTTTGCCTTAAAGATATCATCTCCATCCGAAATATAATCTATACATTCAATAATCAGTTTGAATATATTTGAGGCTTGCATTTCACCTTCTATCGAAGAATATTTCTGAATTGCTTCCATTTCTGGAAACTTCATCTTTACTCCGATAGTATCAGAGATTTTAATATCGGAAGGTTTTATTTTTGAAGTATCTACTTTAATATCATCAATGTTGATACTCAGTTCACATATATCTTCTTCTGTTGCTTCCTCACAACAACTTGTAAAATTCGGTGGTCTTGGAGCGTTAATTTCTATAATCTCCCCTACTGATCTTCCTCTAAGTTGAAGGAAGAAAAATTCAAGATCGTATGGTGCAAGTTCTTTTGGGTCTACCTCACCGTCTGTACAGCTGATGATGATGTCCTGCATTGCCTTGGTCATTGCGGCAGTATCTTTCGATTCCATTGCCATCAATAACGTTTTCTCTTCCTTTACAAGAAAAGGTCTGTAACTGACTTTCTCACCAGAAGATGGTATTGTCAATTCATATGTTGGTGTGCTTACCTTTGGTAAAGCCATAATATTCTCCTATAATAATTATCATTTAAAAATTTACTGGAAGCCAGTAGTCAGTCCTGCTTGGTTGCCTGTTCCTCGGACACGATCAGGGGCTCTATTATGTCTCTGAGTTCCCTTCTCATGCCATTGTTTGTATCGTATCGATATTTCAAAATTTCCTAAATCGGCGTTCTCATATCCCAAAGCATATGCACTTATTCTTTCTGGATATGCTTCTTCTAGAACTGCAGTATATCTTGCTTGGCTTGGATCTTGTACAGTTGTAGTTTCATCATAGTGTGAAATTTCTACTTGTCCTATCATGCTTTTATAATATGTCATATCTTTACTACTAGGATTTTGAATATGATCTAACCATTCATCCCAAAATGTTCTGGTACTCCAATCTTGAGGATTTAACATTGTTACCAAGATAGGCTCATATGTAGTTTCGTATGGTACAGTTTTATTTATGCCATATATTCTTTGTTCGGTTGTTGCAAATTGTTTTGACGGTAGTAATACTGACATGGCGAGAAAATCAATTTTTCCTGCACCAACACTTGAACTCATTGAACGTGGTGGAGTAATAGACATAGAGTATTTCCATCTCCGTGAGAGCCCACCCATAGTCTCAGCTTTAGTCATAAATTCGCTTGGTGAAAATCCTGCCATAGTTTTATTTTCCTATTGTCTTATTGCGCTGTAAATTTGTTTGCTTTCTTGCCATACTGCCTGTTTATTCATTTTTCTAAACTGTTCAACTGGAAGAAAAAGAGCAGGGCCCCACTCATCAGGGGTAACAGGAATAAATTGAGATTTCATATACGTAGTGAGATATCTTTTTATGCAAGGTTTAGCCCTTTTAAATCTTGTAAATCCTCGTAGCATATTATAAGACACCCTTATTCTAGCAGCTTCTGATAAAGTTCTATCGTTTACAAATACCTTAAGTTCATCTAATAATATTGCTCTATCTTTCGGATACAGATAATGGAAATTAATTCCAAGAAACCCGTCACTATATTTTTGAATAGGTAAGACCAAAGGAAACAAATCATAGTATGGTAAAGTTGCTTTGTGTTTGGGATTGTACATAAAAAAATACATTCTCCCAGGAATCAATCTTCCTGTCAAAGTCCCTTGCTGAGCCGCATTTATCTTTAATGTACTTGGAACGGTTTCTCTCGCAAGAGCTATTTTTGATCTTTCTACAATAGAACGAAACCAAGCTGCTGCCATACGCGCTTTTACTGGTATATCACCGATTTTTATTGCATCTTTTAATTTTTGTAGATAAGATTCGTTAGCCATAGTATAACTATTTAGTATTACGAAGAGTATCTTCAGTCATGATTTGCCAGTGTAATCCTTTGTTTTCACAAAATTCTTCTGCAGCTTTCCACTTAGCTTCGTTAACTATAAACGTCTTTACTTCTCGTAAAAACCTTCTTCTATGTTTTGGGTTTTCTTTGGGGGGTTTGGTCTGTTTTTTTGGTTTGATTTCAATTATAGTTTCTGCTTTTGAAGTTTTAACCCAAAAGTCAGGATAATATCTGTGCCATTTACCATCAATAGGAGATTTATATGGAATGATAATTTCTTCACTATTCCATTGAAGCACCCCAGGCTGTCGATCTAAATACTTCATGAAGTCCAACTCCCAACCAGATCGATAAATTATATTACTGGCGTTCCCTTTATACTTTTCTCTATTTTGGGGTCTAAATTTTCCTTTGTATCTCATATAAATATATAGAACCATTAATTAATAACTTTTATTGGAGAACAACAATGGCAGGAGGATCAAACTCATCTGCACCATCTGCTTTTAGAGCAACTACTTATCTGGAATATCCTCCTTCTATTGGACAATCCCTCAAGCATTGGGTAACTTTTCAGGCCTTTGATTTTAGATCGCACAATGAAACTTTGAATATTGCATTATATATTCCACCAGATGCATTGTCTACTTCATATAAATCTGATTACGAAGCTGCAGCATTGGGACAGGGTTTAGGGAGAATGGTAGAAGGCATTAAAGAAAGTGGGGGATCTCTTTCAAAATTAAAGGCGACCCAGGCAGCCAAGGCTACCGCCAGTGGAAATATGATAGCAGATATTATGTTACAAGCTACAACACCCGCAAATATAAAAACTGCACTGCAAGCAACTAGAGGTGTAGTGGCCAATCCCTATATTGTTGCTGCATATAAAGGCCCAACCCAAATGCGTGAACATAAATTCTCTTTTAAAATGATGCCAGAAGATGTGGGTGAATCTAGCAAATGTGTTGAAATTGCATCTGCATTTAAAGAGGCTATGTTGCCTGCCCATGCAGGGGGGGATAACTCAACCGCCCCATCGGGAATGTTTGGATATCCAGATGAATTTGAAATTAATTTTACTGTTAATGGTAACACATTACCAAAAACTAATTCTAATCCAATGTTTAATATAGGAAGATCTGTATTAACTAGTTGTGATTTATCTTATACTACTCAAGATACTGTTTTATTTTTTGAAGGTACACAATATCCAGTAACTATAAACATGGCCCTTTCATTTATGGAAATAGAAGTGATGCATCGAAGTAAAATAACAAATAAAGGTCTTTAATAAAAGGAGAGGTTAATCATGTCGGATTTTTTTGTGAATTATCCACAAATTAGTTATAACATTTCTGGTACAAAACCCGCCAAGGTTAAAACTGTTATTAATCTAATGGAACGGGCTAAAATAAAGAATATTGTTTTGGATGATGTTATTTCATATTTTCCTTATTCAATAAAAGAAAATTATCGTCCTGATCATGTATCAAATGAAGTATATGGTGATGTTAAATATACGTGGTTGATATTTTTGATTAATGATATAACAGATCCAATTTATGAATGGCCTCTGGGATCTAGAGAATTTGGAGCATATATTAAAGATAAGTATGGAACATTAACTATCGCAAAAAATACTATTCACCATTATGAACAAATTCTTAGAACAAGAGTAGAATCTACAGGAACAACAGATCCGGTTCCCGAAGCCAGAATTGAAATTGACGAAACAACATATGATACTCTTGCAACAACCGCAAGAAATATTAAGTATTGTTATGATTGGGAAGTAGATAGAAACGAAGCCAAACGAGATATTAAATTAATTGATAGACTTTATGTTGCAGATATACTTTCTGAACATGCGGAGAAATTGGAATAATGCCACCAAAAGATACCTTTGGTACAATTCTTGATAGGCGTAAAGCAGGACAAAGTGTTCAAACACAAACCGCTAATCATGGAACGAAAAATCCAAATTTAAAAAATCCAGATAAAGCTAAACTCCCCACATTTCCGGGAGATTTTGAACTTCTGAAGCTCACGCTTACTTCTCCCAATAGGGCGGTGGGGGGATATATTGACTTGAAAGGTGCATGGTCAAATCTCAATATTTATGAAGATATTTTTGCGAATTCTCTTACTGGAAGTATACAAATTACAGATTCCATTGGATTGATGGAAACTATTCCAATTATTGGCGAAGAAACTATTCATATACACGTAAGAACAAGAGGATTTAAAAGAGAAAGGGGCAGTAATACAACTATTATCCCAGGTCCGTTTCAAGGCAGTGAAAGTGATGGAATAATAAATTTAAAATTTCGTGTAATCAAATTGACAGATTTGAATAAACTTAATGATGGTATGATCAGTTATACGTTACACTTGGTTTCTGAAGAATATATTATTAATTTAAAATCAAAAGTCATGAAATCATCCCTTGACCCAGGCTCCCTAGAACCCCGAAGAATATCTACTACTATAAAATCTCTTTATACACAATTTTTTAAGAGGGGTAGAATTGCTAAAAAATTATTTATTGAGCCAACTAAAAACCCCACAAGTTTAGTTATACCAAATTATTCTCCCTTTAAGGCGTTTAATTTTTTGGCATCAAGGGCGGTGTCTTCTGGTAATCATGCTGTAGGTTCTAGTTTTCTTTTTTATGAAACTGTAAAGGGATTCTTTTTTGTTTCTTTGGAAACCCTTATGGCTGGTGGTGGTACAGGATATAGTACAGTTGCGGGGGCTCCTGGTTCTCCAACAGAACTAACATACACTGCTCCTGAACAACCAGTTAAAGAAACCTATGTGGTTCAACCCAAAGGATTGAGGGAAAAAGGTGATAATGTGAAAAACGTGGCTATTGAAATGACCGCGGTAGATGAATATAAATTCTCTTCAAATTTTGATGTGTTACAAAATCTAACAAAGGGTATGTACTCTAATCGATTACTTACTCATGATCTGGTTAGAATGAAATATGATACATTAGATTTTAATATTCATGATCCAGCAAACCTAGAAGAAACTGTAACGGTTGATGAAACGACCGGCGCTACTGAGGTATTGAATGTAAAGAAAATGTCCACATCGGCAAAGAACTTTTCTGACAATTTTTCCCATTTAGGAAAA